CACGATTGATATTCTGGATGTTGTGATACGCCGGTCTGGCGCTGATTTGGCCATGAACCGCATAGGACGCAGCGACTATCTGGCACTTCCGGAAAAGGATCAGCAGGGACGGCCCACTCAGTTCTTTGTAGACAGGCAGATTACGCCCACCGTAACCATTTGGCCGGTACCGGAAAATTCCACGGACCAGTTAATTTATTACCGTTTGCTTCGCACCGACGACACGGATACCTCCGTGAACACGGCGGAAGTGCCCTTCAGGTTTTTGCCAAGTCTCGTTTCCGGACTGGCTTATTGCATAGCAGTGAAGCGGGCTCCTGATCGTATGGCAATTCTAAAGGCCAATTATGACGAGGACTTCCTCCGTGCCGCTGTCGAGGACAGGGAGAGAACTTCCCTGCACATAGTTCCAACCGCCGGTTCTCTTAGGGTCATGTAATGCCCAGATTTGCTTCAGGGAAAAACGCCTACGGCATTTCAGACAGATCCGGGCAGCGTTACAAGCTGCGCGAGATGAAGAGCGAGTGGAATAATTTGTTAGTAGGCCGGGACGAGTGGGAAGAGAAGCACCCACAACTGGAGCCTCGCCGCGTAGACGCGGACCCGGAGGCTCTAAAAGATGCCCGCCCGGACAGGACGGAGAAAGAGGTCACCGTTCTTTTGAAAAAAGACGCTTTCAGGAGTGGCGCTTCTGGAAGTGCGGTTATAACTGTAACGGAACCCGGACATGGCCGTTCTACGGGGGACACGGTTCGTTTCAGGGACGCTATTGGTTTTGATGGGTTCACGAGTGCAGTAATTTCCCGTGACGCGGGGTATACTATCACGAACGTTGACGCAGAAAATTATACCTTCAGCGCGGCTAGTGGTACGGCAACTACGGGATCTATCTTTGGTGGGGGATTTCCTGCATCTGCGGGTCCTGTGACGGTAGAGGCATGACATGGCATTTACATTCACGACACTGAAAACGGCGATACAAGATTACACGGAAAATGCCGAAGCGACCTTTGTAACACAATTGCCCAGATTTATCTTGAATGCGGAAGAGCGCATTCTCAAGGAGTGCCAGCTTGACGTTTTCCGGCGCAATCAGTCTGGGGTCGTGACTTCTGGCAATAAATTCTTGACCAAACCGTCAGACTTTTTATCTCCTTTTTCATTGAGTGTAATCAACTCTTCAAATAACGAATTCTTGTTGTACAAACAGATAACCTTTTTGCAAGACTACACCCCAAATCCCGCTACAACGGGTGTTCCTAAATATTATGGTAGCTGGGATGAGGCGTCTTTCCTCTTGGCCCCTACTCCTAGTTCTGGATTTACGGCAGAATTACACTATTATTTTCGGCCCACCTCTATTAGCACTTCTGGTGATGGCACTTCTTATTTAGGGGACAACGCTGAACTGGCGTTGCTGTATGGTTCCCTGGTCGAGGCGTATACCTTTATGAAGGGCGAGGCTGACGTACTTCAATTTTACACGCAACGGTACCAAGAAGCCCTCGTGTTCCTGAAGAATTTGGGCGAAGGACGCCAGACCCGCGATGAATACCGGTATGATCGGGTAAGACGCGAGGTGCAGTGATGGGCATGGCTGCAATGGAGATGCCCACCGATTACAAGGTTCTGGTGCATACCACACAAAACCGGGGCTTTACTCCTGAAGAACTTGCCGAGCGGTGTGCCAAAGAGATTATATCCGTCTCATGTAATGCCCCTCCCGCTATACGAGAGCAGGCCGTTGCTTTCAAAGGACAAATCGAGCGTCTTTTAGTCGTTTATATGCAGCAAGCTATCCAAAGTGATCGAACCACGGTATATAATGCTTTGAAGGATGCGGGAAGCCCGCAACTGGCTGAATTGATAAGGAGACTGTGACATGGCCATCACACAGGCAATGGCAACCACCTTTAAGAAGGAGTTGCTTTTTGGCGCACATGATTTTGACACTTCTACGGGTGATACAATCAAATTGGCGCTATATACAAGTAGTGCGAGCCTAGATGCAGCCACCACGGCATTTACTACATCTAATGAAGTAGCTGCCAGCGGGGGCTATACTTCGGGTGGCAACACGCTTAATTCGGTAGACCCAACTGTTTCTAGCACTACAGCATTTTTAGACTTTGACGACTCCACCTGGAGTTCCTCTACGATTACGGCGCGTGGTGCGATGATTTACAATTCGACGCCAAATACAACGTCTATTTCTTTAACCAATCCTGCGGTAGTTATTTTGGATTTTGGGGCGGATAAAAGCTCCAGTTCCGGCGACTTCACGGTTCAATTTCCGGCAGCGGATGCAAGTAACGCAATTATTCGGATTGCGTAACAGTTAGTTAATGGCAACTCAAACCGGCTGGGGACGGTCTACTTGGGGATCTGGTACTTGGGGTAGCGCTATTCCGGTTGCGGTTACCGGTGTATCTGCAACGGGTGCGGTTAGTTCTGTAGCAGTTTCTACAGATCAGGTTATAACTGAGACGGGTTTAGCGGCAATCGCGTCTGTTGGGTCTGTAACAGTAAGTACAGATCAGATTTTAGCCGTTACGGGGCTAGCTGGAACGGGTGCAGTTGGGTCTGTAACTGTATCAGCGGATGCTAATGTAGCCGTCACGGGGCTAGCTGGAACGAGTGCAGTTGGAAGTGTGTCCGTTACGGGAACGGCTAATGTGTCCGTCACGGGAGTAGCTGGTACAAGCGCGGTTGGCACTGTATTAGCACGAGCCGGGGTAACTGTTTTCACTACCGGAGTTGGTGCTACAACGGCACTTGGAACTGTGTTAGTGTGGGATGAAATAGACGCAAGCCAAACATCAAACTTTAGTAACATATCTACATCACAAACACCGAGTTTCAGTGACATATCTACAACGCAACCGGATACGTGGACGGATATCGCAGCATAGGGGCAGTTAATGGTAAGCAGTTACACAACTAACCTTGGAATTGAGAAAATTGCCACGGGCGAACAATCCGGAACGTGGGGGGATACCACCAATTTCAACATTGATATTTTGGACCGCCTTATTTCGTTCAAGGCCGTTGGGCTAACAGGAACGACCCACACTCTTACGGTACGGGAAGCTTCTCCTGGTTCTGGTACGGAAAATCTTCAAGATGGCATGTACCGTGTCATAAAATTTACCGGAGCTTTGGGAGCCAATAACACGGTCACGATTGCTCCAAATACGACCCAAGTATTTCTTATGGTTGTGAATGCTACTACGGATTCGGGCTCCAGCGGACCATATTCCGTTATTTTGAGCCAGGGTAGTGGCGCGAACATAACCATACCAAATGGCTTTGCCAATTTTGTGTACGGTGACGGTGCAGGTGCCGGGGCGGCTGTGGTAAGTATCACGGATACGTTAACAATGAGTGCTCCAAAAATAACTGGTGGTGTTATAACCGGTATTACTGATTTGGCGGTTGCCGATGGAGGTACAGGAGCCTCGACAGCGGCAGCGGCAAGAACAAGCCTTGGAGCGGCAGCGGATGGAGACGCTGTCGCCATGGCAATCGCGTTAGGATAATACAATGGCCAATACGTTTAAAATAAAGACCAAGGCTAACGTTTCAACCATAGCTACCGTTTACACGGTTCCTAGTAGTACAACGGCCATTGTAATTGGCTGCATGATTGGAAATGTTCAGTCTAGCTCTATTACAGTTACGGTTCACATAGAATCAGACACGTCAGACACGGAAACCAACGCAAACGTTGAATTGGTTACGAACGCGCCAATACCGGCAGGATCGTCCCTAGAACTACTGTCAGGCAATAAGATCGTGTTGCAAACCACGGACCTTTTGAGACTTACAGCCAGTGCTGGTTGCGATATAGCGTTGTCAATTTTGGAGATTACGTAATGTCATACGTTGGCCCCGCTCCCGCTAATTCTATTATAGCCACCTCTGATATTGAGGACGGTGCTGTTACGTCTGCAAAACTGGGGGGTAACATTGTTACTCCCGGTACGCTAGACGTAAACGGTCAAGAATTTATTCTGGATGCGAATGCTAATACAAGCCTTACGGCTGACACGGATGACCAGATAGATATTAAGATTGCTGGTGCGGATGATTTCAAGTTTACAGCAAATACATTTACAGTTCTTGCAGGAAGCACTATTGCGAATAGTGTGGTTGATTCCATAACGGCTGGTTCTACACAGACACAGGCTGGTGCTACGGCTTTAACCGGAATGATAAATAGAGTTACCGTTTCTGGGACTAATGGAGACGGGGTTAAATTACCCGCTGCTGTAGCTGGGTTGACTTGCCTTATTGATAATGCAGATGCTGCTCAGACTATAAATGTTTGGCCTGCTACGGGTAACAAGATTGAAGGTGGATCAGATAATGCCGTAGACCCAACTTCTATACAGTTTGGAACCTCTAGGACATACTTTTGTGTTGATGGCGATAATTGGCGAAGGGATATCCCTCCGGGAACCGTGCTACAGAAGGTGCTTATTACCACTACGTCAACAACAGGAAATACGGATGGAACGGAAGTTGCTACGGGATTGTCTGGCGCAATTAGTCTTCTCGATACTGGCAGCAAGGTGAGGATAACTGCTTCAGGTAGCGTTGCAAATACACGGGCAGCTAGTTCACCGACTAGCATGACGGGAACATTTAGGTTGTGGCGAACTGCTGTAACTAGCGGCACTCTTCTTCAACAAAGTCTGGCCGGTAAAGCTGATGTTGGTGATCCACAAAGCCCCGATGAGCATAGAAGCAGCATGAACTTTCTGTCCGAAGACGCTCCCGGCACTAAGAGTGCGACAACATATGTTGTAGGTGTTGTTACTAATGTAACTACCAATGTCCTTGCACAGTTCAATAACGGCGGCACGACTTGCACCATGATATTGGAGGAGGTAGCCACATGATAGACGCAGTAAAATTTACCCGAGCAATGGCAGCATTAGGTGGCGCTATTTCTT